CAGGAAAGAGTCACGCTTTCGAAGCGTTTAAAAGTGTATGGCCTGACAGCTGCCGAAGCTGACGGTATCCTCCGGGATATCGAAAAGTGGGTGCGCAAAACAGGCCGCGAAGAGACTGTTAAGCGACTAAAAACGCTAAAGCAGTACCGGCTGAACACGTACCTCGGTCGGAGCGATTCTTCTTATGTCCGCAGACATAGGGATGGTACTCCCAAGGGGCCCTTCCGGGTCCTATGGAGACTCTCGTCCCGGGTTTCGTTCTTGAGAGCGTGGAACTGCCTGATGGTGTATTCGCACTTCACTGAGGCGAAGATTACCTCACGTCAGTGGGCTAAGTTCGAGAAAGGTGTCCGGCGGGATGCCGTGTCCTCCGATGGAGAGGCTCGAGCGAAAACCTATATCGACCTTGGGATAGAAAGTTGGTTGAAAAGCGGAGTTGTCATCCCGCCCCCACCGCTTGCGGTCGGAGGGAACTTAGACGATCTATCTCCATCTCAGTCAAGGAATTACCCAGTTGGACAATTCCGTAGTAAGTCTCAACCCGATGGGCTGTATGACTCAGCTGAGTGGTTTGTCTGTCAAGATGACGCTCAGTTCGTGGACCTTCATCATGAGATATTCGAAGGTGTATTCTGGAGATTATCGGAGGGTGAAGACTTCGATGCCTATATCAGGCAACTGATTGAATGGCATGAGGAGCCTGGCGATACTGGCGACGACGTCGTTACAGTTGCCGGGAGACTTGCACTCGTTCAGGAGGCCGGATGCAAAGGTAGGTTTATCGCAAACCCTTCCAGTGCGCTTCAAGCCGCTGCTCTGCCTTTGTACAAGTGGTCGAACCTGTTAGTAAAGCGCCTTCCTGGCAACTATTCGTTAGACCAGGAGGAGGGCATTCGTCGAGCCCAACAGCTACTCAACTCTAATGGAATCGCGTTCTCAATTGACCTCGAGGGCGCAACTGATAACTTACCGCGGTCCCTTGTGCTGCACACCATGCGGCGCTTGGGGATACCCGAGCCGTGGTGCACGTTCTACGAGGACGTGTGCAAGCTTCCTTGGTACATTCCGAAGGAATTCGCGAGTGTAACCTCCCGCCGCACCATCAGTTGGACGCAGGGACAGCCTTTAGGCTGGTTTCCAGTGTTCAATCTGGCGCTCTGCATAACCTTAGGTGCCCTTGTCGAGGGCGTCTGTTCCAGATCTTCATCGAAACTGGATCATAAGGCGGGTGAGGATAGTGTCCGATGTGGCGATGACATCGTCATTTTTCAAAACGAGGCTGGAATGCTTTGTATGGACCTCCTTTCCGACATTGGAGTGCCGGTATCAGTGGGCAAAACCCTGGTATCGACCAAAGCTTGCGAGTTTTGTTCTAAGTTGATTACCACGGACGGGGTGGTTCCCGGCTATAAGTGGAAGTCTGTTTCAGACGACAACTTCTTAGACTTTGTTCAGAGGGTTGGGAAGCGTGGCATTTCTTTGCTAACGCGACAACAACGAGTTGCGATACGCTGGCTAGCGCCGGTTCCCGAACCTTGGGGACTGGGTTGGAACGCCCATGGCATCCCGGCTGTGGACCGTTTCGACTCCTTCGTGAACCAGTCTACGGACGCCTTGTCTAGGGGAGGACAGCTAGTAAATGCTGGTCTTTCCAGACTCGCCCTCATTGCGAGGGGAGAGTCGGCCTTGGCGTCAACGATGTATTCGTTCGTCGACGAC